CAAGCATACCAAGGTAAAGCAATGTTGGTAGGTGCTGTACGTCAGCGTCGTGGAGTAGAAGGTTCTACAGTTAAATTCCCAAAAGTAGGTCGTGGCGTTGCTACACCTCGTGTTGGTCAAACAGATGTAACACCATTAAACGTTGGTTTTTCTAACGTTACTTTAACATTGGAAGATTGGATTGCTGCTGAATACAGCGACATTTTCAGTCAACAAAAAGTAAACTTTGATGAGCGTTCAGAGCTTGTTCAAGTGTTAGGTAATGCTATTGGTCGTCGTCAAGACCAATTGGTATTAAGCGCATTGGCAAACTCAGGCACATCATTATCAGTTGGCAACGACGTTGGTGCTACTGACTCTAACATGAACGTAGCTAAACTTCGTCAAGCTAAAGGCTTGTTGGACAAAAACAACGTTCCACCTATGGACAGACACATTGTTATCCACTCAAATGGCTTGCAATCATTATTGTCAGAAACTGCTGTAACTAGCTCTGACTTTAATACTGTTAAAGCACTTGTTGCTGGTGAACTTGATACATTCTTGGGTTTCCAATTCCATGTATTAGGTGACCGTGCAGAAGGTGGCTTGGCAATTGATGGCAACTTAGACCGTACATGTTTTGCGTTCCACAAAGATGCAATCGGTTATGGCGAAGGTATTGCTCCAAAAACAGAAATCAATTACATCCCAGAAAAAACATCATTCTTGGTTGCATCTATGTTCTCTGCTGGCGCAACTGCTATTGATGCCGAAGGTATTGTTTCAATCGTAGCTCGTGAAACAGCTTAAGGAGAATAGATAATGGCTTATTCAGCAACTGGTTTTTCAACCGTAGCAGCTTCTAAAGCTGGCAATTCACCTGCAATTTATGCGTACAAGACTGCTGATGCAGTTGCAGATGTTAATACATCTGGTTACTTCAACGCTCTTTCTACAACATTAAGCGTAGGTGATTTAATTTATGCAGTAACATCAACAGGCACTACTGCTGTTGCTACTTTACTTTATGTTCTTTCTAACGCTTCTGGCGTTGTAGACGTAAATGATGGTACAACACTAGCTAATACTGATGGTGATTAAAAAGTAAGAAACTAGCTACCCTGCTCAAAAGGTGGGGTAGCTTTTATTATATGTAGAGGATAATATGGCATCTGGTGATTCTGGAGTTTCAATCTGTTCTGACGCATTGCTAATGCTAGGGGCAAAGCCAATCTCATCTTTTACCGAAGGCACAGACGAAGCCTCTATTTGTGACCGCCTATACCCAGACATTCGTGACCAAGCTCTAATGATTTACCCTTGGAGCTTCTCATTTAAAAAGACGCAACTCGCGCAATTAGTAACTACCCCAACAAACGAATACAAGTATGAGTATCAATTGCCTGCTGATAGGCTTGGCGCACCACGCGCTGTATATTCATCTAATGGCCTAAATGAAATGCCAATGGTCAGCTATCGTATTATGGGTGCAAAGTTATTAACTAATGAAACAATCGTGTATGTTGATTATCAATACTACACGACTGAGACTGAGATGCCTGTGTGGTTTATTCAGCTTCTTAAATACTTAGTTGCATGGCATATCTCTATCCCTATTACTGACCAAACAGAAAAGGCTGCTTATTGGCAAAGCGTAGCCGTTGGTTCTCCTGGTGAGAATGGTCGTGGTGGTTATATGCGTACAGCAATGAATATTGATGGGCAAAATCAGCCAGCCAATAGCATTAAAGACTTCTCACTAATTTCTGTAAGAGGATAGTAAATGGCTCGTTTTGTTACAATGCAAACGAACTTCACGGCTGGTGAGCTAGACCCTCTTATCCGCGCACGTAATGATTTAAAGTCATACGGCAATGCTTTAGAAAAAGCAACTAATATCGTATGTCAACCTCAAGGTGGTATTACTCGTCGTAGTGGTACACGTTACATTATGTCTTTGCCAAACGCAGGAGCAGACTCTGCTGGTAATGGCGTTCGCTTAGTTCCATTTGAGTTTTCTACATCTGATAGCTACATGCTTTGCTTTACGCATAATCGCATGCACATCTTTAAGAATGGCGCATTAGTTACTAACATTAATGGTTCGGGAAATTCTTATTTAGTCACAAGCATTACATCTGCAATGTTAGACGAATTGTGCTGGACACAATCTGCTGATACATTAATTGCCGTTCATCAGGACTTAGCGCCAGTAAAAATTGTGCGTGGCGCAAGTGATTCATCATGGACAGTAACAACTATTACATTTGATAGCACAGCGAAGTATGCGTTTACATTAGGGTATAGAAATCCACCAGGAACATTAACGCCTTCTGTTGTAACGGGTAAGATTACACTTACTGCATCGCAGGCTGTTGTTACAGGCACAGCTCAAGCTGGCTCAACATCTACTACAATTAAATTGGCAGCCGCAGCCTCTGCTACTGATGATGCTTACACAGCAATGTATGTCACTATTACTGGTGGTACTGGCTCTGGTCAAACAAAACTTATTACAGATTATGTTGGTTCAACAAAAGTTGCAACAGTAGATTCTGCGTGGACAACAATTCCAGATGCAACATCAACCTATTCATTGGCTGTATTTAATTCTTTATTAGAAGGCCAATATATTAACGCTACGCCACAAGGTAGAGCAAAGATTGTGCAATACGTAAGTGGTACGGTAGTCAATGCTGTAACTGAATTTCCATTCTTTGACTTAACAGCAGTTGCTAACCAAAGCTGGGAAATTGAAACTGGATATGAACCTGTATGGTCAGCTACTCGTGGTTATCCTCGTACCGTAACATTCCATCAAGGGCGCTTATATTTTGGTGGTAGCAGAACTAGACCATCTACTATTTGGGGTAGTCGTGTAGGACAGTTCTTTGACTTTGAAGCGTCAGAAGGATTTGCTGATGATGCGGTAGAGGCAACACTAGACACCAATACATTTAACGCGATTACAGATATTATTTCTGGTCGTGACTTGCAAATCTTTACTACTGGCGGTGAGTTCTATGTGCCACAACAAGGTCTTGAGCCTATTACTCCAGCAACGTTCTTTGTAAACACAGCAGGGCGTAATGGCACTAAGCCAGGCGTTCGAGTTCAATTGCTAGATGCAGGCACATTGTTTGTGCAACGCCAAGGAAAATCGTTAAGTGAGGTGTCATTTAGCGATACGCAACTTACGTATATTACTAGCAAGATTTCATTATTATCTGGACACTTGCTTAAAAACCCAAAGCGCATGGCATTACGTAAAGCGGTGGATACTGATGAAAATGACTTGTTACTTATTTCTAATGCTACAGATGGAACAATTGCTGCTTATTCATTATTAAGAGTTGAGAACGTTATTGCCCCATCAGAGTTTATTACTACTGGTGGTGAGTTTTTAGATGTTAGTGTAGACATTACTGATATTTATACTGTAGTAAAGCGCACGATTAATGGTACGGTTCAATACTATGTAGAAAAGTTTGAGCATGGGCTATTAACTGATTGCTCTAAAACAGGCGGAGCAGTATCATCATTAACAGCTACACATTTAGCCGCTAAGACAGTAAATCTTTTACTTGATGGTTTGGTTCAAGCTGATACAGTTGTCGCGTCTGGCGGCTCTGTAACGCTTCCTAGACCGTCTACAACAAGTTATCAGGTAGGACTGCCAATTACTATTGAAGCTAGGACAATGCCAGTTGATATTAAACTGCAAACTGGTACGAGAGTTGGCTTTAAGAAACGTATTGTAGAAGTTAATGCGCTAGTGTTAGAAACTCAGCACATGAAGATTAATGGCGTTGAAGTTCCGTTTAGAACATTTGACACGGCTGGTATATTAGATACTGACGTTCCTGAGTTTACTGGCACTAAAACATTAAATGGTATTCTTGGTTATAGCAACGAAGCTAAGATTACAATTACACAAACATATCCACTCAAGTTTACTTTGCTTGGGATGGAATATAAAATAGCTGTACATCAGGGGACTTAATTATGCAATTTGTAGCTATAGCTGCTGCTGGATTATCTGCGGTTGGTTCTTTAAGACAAGGACAACAGCAGGCAGCAATGTATCGATTGCAAGCACAGCAAGCCCAATTAAAGGCTAGTCGTGATGCTTTGCAATATGAGCAACAAGCCAACTCTGTGTTAGACAGACTATTGCAAAATAATGCTACTGCTGCGGCTAAAGGATTTGCTGGTGGCGTATCAGGTTTCT